TTCATAAATGTATTTATCCTACCGTTGTACTGCTCGGTTTGCCGCACTAAAGGTTGCCCTAGGTACTAATTTAATTGCACCTTTTGGACTTGCTAATACATATCCTTCGCCACCTGTATTTCCATTAATGCTCTGTTTCACTGTTGAACTTTGGTTATCCATATCCTGTATGACTTGATCTTTAACTTTCATAATAGTGTTTACTACTTCCCAAAGACTACTAAAACCTTGTGCGTTATCCTGAATATACTGTGCTATTTTTACTTTTTTATTGTTACTTACTCTTGGTGTAGTCTCTAACCATTGTGCAAAATCACCGCCTAGGTTACTAAGTCCTGTGTCTACTTTACTGTTTGTATATGCATAAAGTATATTTGCAAAGTCTGTTATCTGTAGACTTCCTAGTGTGCTTTTATTTAATAGACTATCTATTGCTTGTGCATCTTTCTTTATAATTCTTTCTGCATTGTCTAAAGGTGCGTTTGGAACCTGTGGTGCTTTCTCTACAGTAACAGGAGGAAAAACAAGTACTTCATCACCTATAAAATTATCTGTATCAGTTGGTTTAGTTTCTGTTCCATCAATTCCAACCTGACTGTGAACTACAACACCTGTTTTACTTGCACTAATCTTTTTTCCTAGTTCACTGTTTGTATCAACAGAGTATGTTACAATTTGTGGTTTGAATACATAACTTCCTTCTTCAATCTTTGGAGTGTTAAAGTATAATAGATCCCCTTTAAAGAATCCTACATAACTATTTGGAACTGCCTTTTCATACATAGCAAATACATTTTTCATATTTGCAACAAAAGGTCCATACCCTTTAGGATTTTTAGCATAGCCAGGTCTAGCCTTTAACATTGCTTCTAATGCTTCTGCACTAGTAGCCTTTCCATCATAACCTTTAGCAACAAATCCACCTTTGTCCGTAAGTATGAATTCTCCTTTTTGGTTACGTCCGAATATAATTGCAGGACTTCCATCCCACTTTACTGTGACATCAGAGTATCCACCTTTTTCTAAATTCCTGAGACTATTTAAAACTCTCATTGCTCCAGCAGAGCCTTCAAAGAAAATAATATCTTCAGCATGTTGTATACGTGAATCTGCTTCTAATAATAACGGCTTATTGAATTGGTGAAATCTCATAGTCCTGCTAACTCTATCATTCTGTAAAACTGTTTACTCTCTGGTAACGTAAGTTCTTCTCTAGCAAAATTATCTCTAGCATCTGCTACTAGTGTTTCATAATCGCTACGAGGTTTAATCATTGTAATAATGCTTTCTACACTATCAAGGTCAAGTTGTTTTGCTCCTTTGCCTAAAAGCATCTGTGCTATTTGATTAGGATCTCTTGTAATAACTTCTTTAGTTTCTCTGTTAACTAATCCTTTTGTAGGTGACCACATCATACCTTGTGCTTTTGCAATACTAGCAAGAAGAATCATACGGTGCGATCCTTTATATGGAGTATTATCTCCACTGCCTTTCATTGCAAACTTCATCCAACTAGGATCTCCAAACATTAGATCTGTCTGTACATATCCTTGACTTGGATCTCCGTTGATAGGAGTTTTAAAATGTACACTGATGCCTGACTTTGCTACCCATTTTCTAACATCATCTTCAGGATGATTTTGTTTTGCCCACGCCGCCAACTTATTATATAAGTCTTGCTTATCTACTTCTGCTTGATTGACTGCAATGTCCATGTCGCCACTAGTACTTCTGATACCAGTTGATCCTAGTTTAAAATCTTTATGAGGTATGCCTGTTATTGCTTCAACCCATGCAAGAGTAGGATCTACGTCTCCTTGGTTGATGCGTTGTGTAACTGGAGTACCTTCCTCATCTTTAAATATATTCCCACCTTCTTTAAGAATCATGTTTTTGCCTCATTAATCCTATCAATACCACGGGCAAATTTTCTACTGTCCCTATGTTTAATACTATTGATAATTCTACGTTCTAAGTCGCCAGAAGTTTCTTCGTCGTAATTACGATGAATTTCTTCTATTAAGTTTATTGCACTTTGTATAATATTGTTTCCGCGACTTTCGATTAGATGTTTACGATCTCTTTCATGAACAACCGAGTTAAGTTCTTGTAATATACTTCTGGTTTGTTTTCTCATTACTACATCCATTTACTTTTTAGTATTTATCGTTAAATACAGTATAACATGAGTAGGGTATTATGTCAATTGAAACCCCTACATATAAGTAAATTTGTAAGAGAGGGTATTATATCATGGGACAGTTTAATAATAAAATAATGGCAGAGTTTAATCCACCTAGAAAATGGGTACTTGGTAGAAGTTTATCATATACTACAGAAGATTTAACAACCGAAGATATAAAAGCACTAAAAGGTGTAGGAATTAAAGTTACTAACCAAACTATTACAGTACCGCATGGATTTGTAACTGATTTAGCATCTGTGCCAAGAGCAATGTGGTGGTTAATAGCACCATTTGATGTAGCAAGAGCAGCAATTATTCACGACTTACTATACAAAACTATAAGACAGTATCGTTGGAAAAAAGGCGATAAACAAAATAGTGAACTTGTTAAGTCGGCTAAGATTGCATCAGATAAGGTATTCTTGTTAGGCATGCAGGATGCAGATCCTAAGATTCCTAAGTATAAAATTTATCTATCTTGGAAAGCAGTTGACTTATTTGGTAACGGCTCAATAGAGCCAAACAAAGACAACATATAAAATAAATTATAGCAGGGCACTCGGCTTGGAACACCCTGCTACAATAATTGTAACAGTTCTATATTTCTATTTAGATTTGTAAATGTGATATAAAACCCATATTGCTACAAGACCTACTAAGCCTTGTGCTGAAAAGCCTGCTATGATAGTTTGAACGTTGCTAATTACAGCAATGTCAGGCCAAAATGGAACGTTCTGTCCGCCGACTAAGACTTCAAGTACAATGCCTAATGCAAGTAACGATACTGCTACTTCTGTTAGGGCATTCGCCCATCCTTTGATGTTTGTTAAGATATCCATATGGATCTCCTTTCTGTTATACCAGCAGTGGTCCTACGCACATAGCCAGTCTACTATTTAGGCTTAACATGTCAATAGTAATAATAGCATAGATGCTTATTGACGCCATAAATAGGTATTCTCTTTTTTTTGTTTGACTATATATTGTGGTTTTCTAAATTTTTACCACAAGTCATAGATTATATCGACACTGCTAAAACTATACCATTATTATCATCTAAATGCTTTACGTAATTTGCAGAAATCTTTAACATTAATTTTGTTTCAATCCAGCCAACATATCTTTTAGTTTACTACTTTGTACACTTGCAGTAATCTTACCAACCTCTTGGTCTGCACTATCCTCTGAGTTTTGTTTAATTTGACTCATTATATTACCTTGTGGTCTGTTGCCATCTTCATCTTCATCTAAGTTTCTAATTCTTAAACTCTCAAGATCAAATTCTAAGTCTACCTTTTGACCAACTCCACTACTACTTCTAGTTTTCATTAACTGTAGTTGATACCTACCACGTTCTCTCATTGCTCTACTTGTAAATATACCAAACACATTGTCAGCAGTATTAATTTTACTAATACCTCCACTAATATGACTGTGGTCAAATTCGATCTCTTCTACTGCACTTCTGTTTAACTGCGAAGCCGTTACGAATATACAATTTAATTCTTTTGCTAAGTTTCTTAATTCTTCACTTACGTATTTGTCTTTAACAAACAAATCATTTGGACTTACTTTAGCACTAACCGGCATCAACAGATCTAAATAATCAATTAATAAAAACTCTGCTTTAAATCCTTTTGTAATCTCAAGTTCTTTTAAGTATGCTCTAATGTCATTAACTGTACTTTGTGCAGGCATGTACTTAATCTGTAACTTACCTGACTTCTTCCCAGTCATCCTAACTTTCATTTCAACATTATCTAAGTCTTTAAATACTTCTTTAGTACTCACGTTTGTTAACATACTATCTATTCTCATAGCACTCAGACCTTCACTAAGTTCTAGTGTTAAATAAACTCCACTAAGTCCTTGTGTTATCCAATTTACTGCCAAGTTCTGCATAAACAAACTCTTACCACTACCACTACCACCTGCAAAGATATTAAGTTCACCTTTGTTCATACCACCAAATAGTTTTCTGTCTAAGTTTGCCCATCCTGTACTTACTTGTCCATTGTTATCTTTAAGTGCCATAAGTCTTGCTCTAGGATCTTCAAAGTAATCTGTTCCCATATCTTTTGTAAGACTTATTTGTACTGCATCTTTAATTAACTTCTCAACTGGATCATACTCACCTTTCTCAAGTAAGTCTGCACTTTTTAATATTGCTCTTTCAAGTTCGTTACGTCTAGTAAATCCCTCAAACTCCAACATGAACCAATCATTATGACCTTCTGCCATTTCAGGAATTGGCTTTAGTTCTAATCCAGTTGTTGCTTTAATCATTTCATAAGTAGGCATTGTAGCATGATCTGTACAATGCGTCTTTATAAAGTCAGCAGTATCCTTCAAACTTCTGTCGAAGTTTTCTGCATTAAAAATATTTTGCACTCGCACATAATTCTGTGCATCTTGCATCATCATTTCTAAGAATAACTTTTGTAAATCTACACTATATTCTTTATTCATTTACCATCTTTTCCTCATCAAGTTTATTTTTAAACTACTTATTTCTTTACTATCTACAATACTCTTTAATGTAAACAATGCACCATATTTAACAACTGCCGCATTTATATCCTTAACATCTGATTCCCAGTCTGGAAAACTAACACTCCATCCATACTCTAATGCACTATCTATTAAACTTTGTCCTGCTTCATCTCTGTCAGGAACAAGTATAATTTCTCTACCTAATGTATCTATAATCTGTGCTTGTGTGTCGTTGCATCTATTACTAAGTATTCCAACTCCGTTAATACTTAGTGCATCGATTATACCTTCTGTTACTATAGTAAACTTACCGTTAACAATTTGTTTATCAATGCCATAGACATAATTGTTCTCATAGTTATTAAAGTACTTGGGCTTCGTCTCTGCTTGTGTTGCCCTGGCTGTTGACCCAACAACTGCGCCTGCCCAAGTACACGGAATTATGACTCTATCGTACATTCTACCGACTTTTGTATCACTCCAGAGCAAGTCATCCATTGGCAGACATCTACTAACAGCATAATCCTGTATATGTTTTGGTGCTTGAGAAATTGGCACTGCATTCTCTGGCAACTTCCGCACCGGAAACTCTATCTTAAATTCAACTTCTTCTTCTATTTCGACTTCAACAGTTTCCTTAATTCGAAGTGCTTCAACTACTAATCTTTGTCTGTCGTTCTCACTTACACCCATCCAGTCTAATAGTTTGCGAAACTTAAAACCGATATGCCTGCCTGGCTTCCATCCTGTTTTAAATCCACAATTAAAACAGTGATAACTTACTCCTTCTCCATCTGTTATAACACCACCACGAGTACGTCTGTCTGCACTCTCTCCATTATGGTGACAACAGACTGCATTAAACGAAATCCATCCACTAGAACTACGTTTATGCTTAGGCAAATTATCAATTAAAGTTTGCTGAATACTATTCATAGTCTTATTATAACAGATTAATTACCTGTTGAGCAAGTTCTTTTTGTTCTTGTTTTGCTTTTAACAATAACTCTTGTCCATTGTGCTGATTATCTGTGCATCTTTTAGGATCAATATCGATACTAGTTAATAAAGGAATAGTGGCAGATATTTTATTTCTAGCAGGTAACGCATCTATAAATCCACAATCAAATATATCATCAAACACATCAAAACCTAAACTACTTAATATACTATTACTCATGTTCCCTAAATTAATAAAAGGATGTCCTGCTACTATAGGTTTAAAACTTTTTTCAGTTAAGAATTGTGTACGAGCCCAATATGTTTCTAGTATAACACTATATTGTGTCCTAGCATACCATTCTGGATTGCCGCACGTATAAAAATCTGTGTTGTTTCCTAAAGTTTGTGTAGTATCTTGGGATAGTTCTAAAGGAAGATTCTTTAAAAAGTTTGTAAAGTCTTTTGGCGGAGTGTATTCGAAGTCTGAGTCTTCAATATAAATCTTACTTGTTAGGTCTTCGTATGTACGATTAGTTCTTCCGTGTATCTGTCCTGTATTAACTTGACCTAAGTAACTTACTAAATTGTTTTTTAGTAATCCATTTCTCCATAACTCTTCTAAAAATGCCAGACGTTCGCTTTTATGATTTCTCATCATACATAAAAAAGTATAATCTTTCTCCTGCTCTCTGCTATTAAAAGGTTTAATTAATTCAAAGAAGTATCCATATTGGTAAGTCCATTTAATTGTTTTTATTTTAGGATGCTTAGGTACTAATTGTGGATCGCTAGTAATTATTATAAACTCTAGATCCATATCATCTAAGTGCATAAGTATTCTATCGTCTGCAGGATCCCACCAACAGTATAATATTACTGTGCCACTATAATACTTTTTTAGATGTCCAAATGCAGGCAAACTAAACGTATCTGCATACCATAAGTCTTTTATTATGCCTGTTAAATTAAAAATGCAACGGAGCATATCTCCTTGTGGAGTACTTTCACTAAAATGTTCATTTCGTTTTGTAAGACTAAATTCCTTTGACATCTATTAATGTTCCGTTTCCTGTATTAACTTTGCCTTCTATATTAGGCAATCTATTTTTAGGTATCTTTTCAGGGTAATATACTTTTCCATGTTGATTAATATTAAATATATAATTGTCGGCTTCATCTGCAAATTTATCTATCGCTACTTCGTCTAATTTAATAGGAAGTTGCAAATCATTCCATAATAGTTTCGCATACTTTGCATGTTCTTTTGGACTAGGATGTCTATCATTAGGAAGAGTTTCTCTCCAACGTGTCTCTTGTTTAGCATTAGGAGAATATCCTAAGGCTTCTCCCATACTAGTATAAAACATTTTAGTAATGTCATTAAAATGTTTTACATAGTTTGTATTTAAATTTAGATAATCTATACTTGTAAATAAAAAGTCACACCCAATACCTTTTAAAATATTATGTACACCACAGAAATAACTTAAATTTTCTAGTGTGCTTTGATCTTCATTCCAATAATTAATCATACGTTCCTTATGCTGATATAAATGTGCATTGCCTGGCATATCCCACCCTGTATCATGTTTGTAATCCGCAATCCGATGAGGTTGACTCCACATAATAATTACAATATCTTTATTAGTTATACCTTGTGTAGCAATACATTCAGTTAAACTATGAAATATAAAGTCATTACTACCGCCGGGCAGAGCCCAATTACTATATTGCTTTGCTATACCGCCTGAGTATAAGTAGTCAGACCAAGTGGGCCATTTATATAAAGTAAAACTACAACCGAATACTATTAACCTATCATACAATATTTTTTGCCTTTATCCAACTATATAACATTTCAACATAATGTTCGTGTCCTGACTCATTAGGATGTCCGCCATCTGCTAAAAAGTTTTTATTTAACCTTTTGCCTTCTGATAATAATACATCATGCATATTCTGGTCACCTTGATGACAATTACTTAATTGATAAGGATTAGTTACATTAGACAGTGCATTAAGTTGTATTATTGGAATATTATGAGATTTACAAACGCTGTTAACAAATAATTTTGCATTATTTGTTATTATTTCATTTCTTTTTTTACTATAATTTACCCAATCTTTAAAACTATTCTTAAATAATTCTTGCCCTTGGTTTCTAATAAAACCGTCATGTATCCATCCGTGTTCTTCGTGCCACCAACTATTCCTCATATGATTAGTCCAGCCTATAACTACTGTGACGGGCTCTTGTATATCTCTTTTATTAAACCACTCTGCGAAGATCTCTTGTATTGCATAGTTACTACAAGCAGGCTGAGAATAATTGTCTGCTTCTAAGCCTAGACGTTTAGCAAGAACTCCTAACCAAACTGTATTTTCTCTGTACTTAATATTTTCTAGTTTTTGGTGCAGAATATGTTCTAACTCAGGAGTTAATAGTTCACTGCCGTAAGTGAAACTACATCCAAACCCAATTAATTTCATAATTTACCTATGGTCTATATAATACTTGACTTAGTGTTCCAGTAGTAGTGGCTCTAACAAATCTTACTGCACTATAGACACCTGTAAAACTAACAAATGCATTAGCAGTTTGAGCAGTATATGTTTGTACAGAAATAGTAGTAAAGTCTGCATTCTGTAATCCTGTTGGTTGTGGACTAAGACTTCCTTGTATTGTGAGTGTGCCTGTGAATGCACTACTGAAATAAACTACTGCTGAATGCACAGCAACGTTCTTGTTAATGTTTGGTTTAAGATAGATAATACTTCCTCCGTCACCTTCAGTAAATGTTTCTGCAGTACTTTCTTGGAATGTAGGATAAACTCCATCTAAAACTTCTAAGGATCCACCAGCACCATAGTTATCATCTGAATAACCTATCTGTGTTTTTCCTTCGCCATCAACTATTTTAAAACTATAAGTATAATATTTGGCAGTTAAGTTTAATAAATCTGTTTCACTAATATTAATTTCAGCGATACCTTTTGTTGCATCTATACTAGTAACACTTTTCTCTAATAGTGTCATATGTGTATCAGGGTCTATCATAATAAAACTTGCAGTCTTATCAATTAAACTGGTTTTCTTTTGGTCTCTATTTACAAAGTTCACACGGATGTCGTTATCGACTCCTCTGTAAACTTTAACATTTGGTGTATAAAACATGCTCATAATATTGCTCACTGCTGTATCAGTTGTTACAACCTGTAGGTTTTGTTCGTATAAGTAACTAGTAATGGTTGACATCATATAACTATTTATTAAGGATAGCATGACAAGTTTAACAAATGAAATTCAAGAGAAGTATCCATTCTTAAGTCTGGTTACTTATGGCGGATTAGAGTATATCGGAATTATACAGAATAGTGATGAGGTTGTACTAAGCATGTATAACTTCGATTTAATAAAGTCAGAAGATGACAAAATAGAGTATCTAAAACTAGGCGAAAATTGGTGGTGGGAGAGTAACCAAAAGATTCCAATTAACTTATTTTTAAAGAAAGACTGGAGTAAGTTTTATTTTACGTTAACTACATTAAACGTAAAAGATTGTGAAGTAAAGTTTGGACCTCAGGTTTGTATGAGTGACTTATCTAAAACTAGAAGTAAACGTAAGAACATACAACTAGTTAAGAGAGTCAAGTAAGTTCATGTGTACTACAACTAAATTTGCATACGCAACTGCGTGTGCTTTCTTAAAGTAATAACTACTTCCAAATCCAGCAGGCTTTATCCATACAGTTTCGCCAACTTCTTTCCAAGTCTTATTTCTTAAACTTTTCTTTCCTGGTCTTAGTACTGCTAATAGCATTGCCATTCTCGGAATACTATCAGGTTTCATACTTGCAACTAAATCATAATAATTACTAATATGAATTATCTTTTCACAAAACTCTCTGTCTTCCCATAATCTATTCCAACGAGGCTCTGTTGTCATTAATTCAACTAAATGTGTTTCATCTCTAACGCCTTCATATACATTAACATTCAATAAATCTAGTTTAAAGTAACCTAGTTCTTCTGCTTGTTTATGCTCGATAGTTGTAATGCCATCACTAGCAGTAGGTATATGAGTAAAGTGAACACCAGTATTATGTTTCCTGCCGTTTTCTAATCTAGCAGGGGTGCCATTAATATAATCTAATATTTGTGTTCGATCTGCAAAGTCGATATCTACATCTGGCATATCAAAGTTCATAACGTATACCTTCCCAGGCTTTAATAGGATATATGTCCTGTGTGTTTCTTGGATAGTCTATATAATTTTCTATTTCATAACCCAAGTGTTTTTCAATTAAATAGTCTAAATATGCTTGTTCGTATATACAAAAACTGCTTATATCCATACTAACTCTATTACTATAACATTTAAATGCTTGTTCTACAAGTTGTTTAGAACATATAATATTTTGTTTCCTATCCACAAATTCTTGCCAATGATGTTTAATATCTACTTTGAAACT